AGCCTTCTCATTCAGATTCTCAGCCACATTCTGTGCAGCTTTACGCATCTCAGTATTGAAACGCTCATCAGCCTTCGCAGCGTCACGAAGAAAACTTGCGATACCGACAATCTCAATCGCATCGTTGCCACCGGTAATTGTGACTTGACCTGCTCTACCGTAAACCGCCATACAGCAAGACTACTTGTTTAAATGAATTGCTCTCCAACGCAAATAAGCAAACATCGTGAACAACATTCGAGGGTCTTCTGCCAGCAACACCGAAGGAGCGATACCTGTCTCAACAGACAGGTACGCAATCATCCAATGGGCTGACTGATCTCCAAAGGGACGATCACAGCGTCAGCTTGGTTGCCCAACTCCAAAGTCTCAACATCGTTAATCCATGAATCAAAATCTAAACCGGTCTTCTTCTGACGATGCTCAGAATGCCATGCAATAAACGCAAGATCAGTCAAGGTCAGTTCGGCTTCAAACTTCGCAACACTCTTGCTGAACTTCTTTTCAAAAGCAATAAAGTCAGGGAATGTAGCCATGATGGTTCGCTCGGACGAATCCAAAGCAGAAGTCACTTGCAACGCTATTTTCATTTTTCCTCCGCAGGGTTAAAGGTTAAAAGTTATGCGCCAGTACCGGTCTTAGTTACAGCACCGTCTACAGGATAAGTCACAGAGGCAGTAGCAAGGTCACCGATGGCACCCTGAATTGGCTGCCAGGTTAGGGGCAGAACGTTAAACGCATACTGCGGATTGCTAGAAGAAGCAGCACCAGTTCCGTTTGGCTTGACTGTCATTGGTACAGCAGTACCAGCGTTCCAAGCGTCGTAGAACAACTTCTCAATCGTTGGGTAATCCTGATGCAAATCAAGTGTGACTGAGTTGTCTGCAAGACCAGCGATGCGTGTTACTGCACCAGACGAACCGAATGAAGTTGTAGCAACTTCAGCCTTTGACAGGTTCAGAGTTACTGATGCGACATACGACGTGATGTCGGTGTTCGCTGTGCCGAAGGTGACCGCTACGTTTGTGAGAACTTGCTTTGCCATATTTGATACTCCTGCCTCACGGCACTCGAAGATTAACTAATAAAACTCTACACGCCAGCAGGACGACGAATCAACAGACTAAGCGTACACCACCACACGGAAGTCAACCATGAGATAGGTCGCATCGTTGCCATCCATCGTGGAGATATTGCTTGCAGATTCGACCAGCAGGTTTTGCACAACCCCACCCAACGACCTGTCAGATTCCAGCGCAGCACGAACCGAAGTCGTACCCTCATAAGACAGGAACCCATCCAAAGCAGTCTGAGCTGTGCGTTCCGCAGACCTGCCCACAACTACCGAAACAGTAAAGATATGGGTTACCAAACCACCACGCATCGCCCCGTTGTAGGTAATCGAATCCAACATAGGCCAAGCGAACGGAGCATTCAGATTGTCTGGTTGCTGGGCGTAAGCCCGCAAACCTGGGATCGTGGCTAAGGCGTTAGCGATACCAGTCTTGATTTCGGTGACTGAGTAACTCATGCAAAAATCCGCATACGACGATACGGTTCAACCAGCTGAGCCATATCAGGGTCAAGGTATCGAGATACACGAATCGCACCCAAGTCACCAAAGCCAGCCACACCGAGTGGAGAGTCGTAGCGTTTGAAGATGCGTGAAGCCTGAATGATGGTTGCCTGTGTTACAGGTTCCGGCACAGCAGGCCAACCGAAGATTGCGGTGACCTGAACCAAAGCCTGCTCACCATAGTTCGCATTGACTGTAGGGAACAGGTAATCACCAACAGCACGAATCTTGTCGTAACTCCACGTCAACCCGTCAAGGTTTCCGTTCAACGGTTCCAACTGGTAATCAGAACGACTCCATGTCAAGTCAAAAGTTCCGTCAGCCTGAGTGGAACTTTTCAAAGTCAACGCTGTTCCAGCGATGTCATCAATCGAGCAGTAGAACGAATCTTCTGCTTGGAAGATTCTTGCCTCTGCTGTGCCTGACTGCCAGAAGCGACGGTTGCAATAACCATCAATCAAACGTGACGCTGCCCCAACACAGTTATCAATCAAGTCGTCATCAAGGGTGTCAGCCGTTCCGATGCGGAGAGCTGCCTTCACTTGGTTTCTGGTTGCGTATCCATTGGTAATCGGCATAGTGAACTGATTCTAGTTGATTGACGCAGCACCACGATACGGCACACCCTCAAGGGAATAGTTGACGAACGGGTTCAACGAATACACCTGACATGAATACACATCCCACAACCGTTGCTTCATCGCTCGAAGGTGCATCTCATATAAAGCCCAATGCGAATCACCAGGCACATAACCATCAACCCTGTCACGCCCACCCAGCGAACCACAATCAGCCCCAACCAACACAATGAACTTTGCTCCCATGTGCGCTGCAAGGTGCATCGCCCCATGAATGCTTGAAGACCCGATAGTCAACTGACCTGACAGCACAGGCCAATCTTTATCGTGCGGGTCAAAGGATGTTCCTGGTCTTCCGGTACGGGTACCGAACGTGGTGATGTTGGGCATAAACCCACCGAACGACCCATCAGTTCCGTGTTCCCTCTCAGGAGTAAAGACACCGATGCAGTCTTCACGCACCGCCTCATGCTTTGAGTCTTCGTGGTAATGGCTGAAACAGTAGTAACCCTTCAACCCAAATACTGAGCCAACGAAGTTGACTGCGATGGTGATCTTGTCATCAAAGAAGTTTGGTGTCAGATAGTCGAGTGTTGCTCCTGAGCCGATGACGTAAATTGTTTCGCCTTCATGCAAAAGGTTATAGTCCTCTAATCCCATCCCAGTTCCCTTCGTCGTGTTAAGTCCCAATGACCGGCATCGGGTAGACCTGACTGCCAGCGCATCGCATGAAGCGCAGCATTGGATGAGAAGCTCTTACCGTTGCGTTCCTGTAACTCTGGTGCAGAGTTAATCGTAGATGAGTTGTCGTGGCTTATTCGAGCGTCAGAAGTCCAGAAGGGGATATTGACTCGCTTTGCCCGTTCCTCAAAATCGTTGTCTTCAAAGTAGGCGGGAACATAACATTCCGAAAACAACCCAACCTTGGCAACGACCTCAGACCCAATCCACGCACAACACCAACCAGGCTGAGCGTCAGTCAATGTCACCGAATCTGGTTTGCAATCGTTGTAGAAAACTTCCAACTGTCCAGGCTCAAAGTATGCGTCAGAGTTCAGGATGATCCAGCCGTCAGCGTGAGGCGTTGCTTTGATACCGAGGTTCCATGATGGGGCGACACCGAGGTTCGTAGGCATAGACCACACGTGATAGTTCTTGACATGGCGACGGTCAATCACCCAAGGCCAGTCATGCAACGTGGACTGCCCACCGTTGTCAATGACGATGAGTGTCTCCACCGGATAGTCGATGGATTGTAGGCAACGGTCTAGGAGGTCATACCTGTTTAGGACGGGGACGATGATGACTGGCACCATGCAGTCAGCTCCTTCATGATTGGCTTCCAATAAGCGTCATAAACCTTGTCAGCCCTGTATTGGTCAGCAAAGGCAACAGCCTCGTCTGACACGCCTCTAGGAGCCTCGTAGGCCTCAATCAGGGCATCCACGATGGACGGCACCTGCGGGGTGCAGAACCAAGACTTCTGATGGCTATCCCAAAACGGTTGAATTGCAACAGCTGATCCAACGCCAACCAACTCAGGTTGAGCGGTGTAGTCAGAAACGATGACACGTGTACCGCAAGCCTGAGCCTCGATGACAGGGATACCGAAACCCTCACCCATCGAGCAAGCCAACAGCACATCCGAAGCGGTGTACAAAGCAGCCAACGCTTGCTGAGGGAAACCAGTCCGATACGCATACGGGTCAACAATCTTGTATTGCTCAGGCTTCACACCACACGCCTCCAGCAAATGAACAAGGTTGATACCACCCATCGCACCATCACGCTCCGTGTGCAAATACAGCAAGGCATCAGGACGGTCTTGAGCGAAGATAGCGAACGCCAGAATGTTCTCACCAAAAGATTTGCGTGAAGGGTTCTGACCTTTGTTCGCAGCGTTCATCATCACCACAAACCTGTCCTCATCAACTTCC